AGACGAGGTCAACGAGGCTGTCGCCGAGGCTTTTGCGCGGTGGGAGGTTTGGCGCCTATACGCTGACCCGCCCTATTGGGAGACCTATGTGGCGCAGTGGGCGGGGGAATTTGGCGAGAAGCGCGTCTTGGAATGGTGGACGAACCGACGGAAACAGATGGCCTATGCTATCCGCGCTTTTTCCAATGCGATGGCAGCCGGCGAGCTGAGCCACGATGGCAGCCCTGCTCTCAGCAGGCACATTGGCAATGCGTGCCGCAATGTTCTCAACATGCGCGATGATGAAGGCCGGAGGCTCTGGGTAATGCAGAAGGAACGATCCGATTCGCCACACAAGATCGACGCGGCCATGGCTGCCTGTCTAGCGTGGGAAGCACGCTGCGATGCGCTGGCCTCGGGGGTGGGGAAACGGAAACGGTCGGTCTATGAAGATCGCGGGCTGGTGGCGGTGTGAAAGGAAGAGTCGGCTCCATGCTGGTGCGATATCCCTGTCTGCGGCGGGTGATCGTCAACTGCAAAACCAGGAATGTCTTTCGCGGGGTATTGTGGCAGAGGCGTCGTGGGTATCTGATTCTGCGCCAAGCCATTCTATTGCGGCCGGACGGGGACAGGGTCACTGTCGACGGCGAGGTGATGATTGAACGGGATAACGTCGATTTCATCCAGGTGCTAGGGTAACAACTATGCCCGCGATTGTCCTGAGCCAGGGCGAGATAGTCAGCGCGAACGCCGGGTGGTCGTCGCCGGTCTCACACAGGCGGGTGCGCCTCTACGGGGACCACTATTACACCTACAGCCGCCTGTATCGCGAGCAGCCCAACGTGCGTACATGCGTCGACTTTTTGGCGCGTAACGTCGCCCAGCTGGGATTGCATGTCTTTCGGCGTATTGGCGAGACGGACCGTAAGCGGCTGCGCGATCACGGATTGGCGCGGGTCATCGAGCGGCCGAATCCATTCACGACGCGATACCGGCTCATCGAGAGCCTGATGAGCGATCTGGGTATCTACTGGAATGCCTACTGGCTCAAGATCCGAGCGCAAGACAGGACAGTTTTGGCGCGCGTGCCGCCAGAGCTCGTAACGGTGAAAGGCGGACTGGGGCCGGGGAGCTATACGATCGACCTGGGGGCCAGGCGACTGGTGTACGATCCGTCTGAGGTGGTGCACTTTCGCGGGTACAACCCGGATTCGCCGAGCGTCGGCTATTCGGCGCTGGAGACGCTGCGCCGGATTCTGGCGGAAGAGCTGGCGATGGGGCAATACCGCAAGGGCTATTGGGAGAACGCGGCGCGCATGTCGGGCCTCATCGAACGGCCAGCGGATGCAGCGGAGTGGAGCCCTACGGCGCGGGACCGTTTCATGGCGGAATTCGAGGCGCTCTATGCGGGCGAGGATAACAGCGGAAAGACGGCGGTGCTGGAAGAGGGCATGACGTGGAAACAAGCGTCCTTTTCAGCCCGAGACAGTGAGTACCTGGCCGGGCGCAAGCTGACACGCGAGGAATGCGCTCGAGCGTATCATATTCCACTGCCCATGGTGGGCATTCTCGATCATGCGACGTTCTCGAACATCAAAGAGCAGCATAAGAATCTCTATCAGGACTGTTTGGGGCCGTGGCTGAAAATGATCGAGGAGGAGGTTGAGCTGCAATTGCTGCCCGAGTTCGGGGACCAAGAGGGCGTCTATTGCGAGTTCAACATCCAGGAGAAGCTGGCCGGGTCGTTTGAGGAACAGATGCAGAGCCTGCAGACCGCCATTGGGCGGCCGTGGATGACAGCGAATGAGGGCCGCGCGCGAATGAACCTGACCAGGATGGATGGCGACGCCGATCAGCTGGTGACGCCGTTGAATGTGCTGGTGGGCGGCCAGGCCAGCCCCACGGATAGCGTAGCCAAGGCCAGCGCTGCGAACGGCGTGATGACCAAAACCCGCCGGGGCCAGATCGATCCGACGTTGCTGAGCTTGAGAGAGCGGCACATGGAGCAATGGCGCCGGGCACTGATTCGGACGTTTGAGCGGCAGCGCGACGCCGTGATGAGCGGGACGCCAAAAAAGGCTCCCTCGACCGGTACCCTGGACAAGGCCGCGGTGCTGGTGATCGAGGAGCTATGGGATGCTGAGCGCTGGAACGCCGAGCTACAGGCTGATTATTACCGGCTGAACCATGCTACGGCCACGGTGTGGGCCGAATACATGGGCGAGCAGATGGGGACGGAGATCGATGTGACGCGCATGGAGCCCTGGCTAGCGGAAAACGCGCGCGTCTCTGCAGAGAACATTAACGCGTACACGCAACGGCTGATCGTCAAGGCGTTGGCGGCCGAGGCGGTGCATGAGGCGGTTGCCCACGTGTTCGAGCTAGCGATCGGTGGAAGGTCACAGGAACTGGCGGTGCGCGCCGTGACCACGGCATCGGTATTCGGGTCCCAGACGGGCGCCAGACAAAGCGGGCTGCGGACCAAGACGTGGCAGGTAAACAGCGGGAACCCGCGCCCAGAGCACGCGCTGCTGGACGGGGAAACGGTGGACATTGATGAGACCTTTGGGAACGGAATGCTTTGGCCCGGGGATCCGGTCGGCGGCGCCGATAACAACGCTAACTGTCAGTGTTCGGTGACATTTGGGAGGTAGTGATGAGATACAAATCATGTCCGGCGCAGTTCAAGGCGATCGACGAGGCCCAGGGCATATTTGAGGCGTTGGTGGCCGTGTTCGATAACATTGACCGGTGTGGCGATCGCATCCACAAGGGAGCGTTCGCCAAGACGTTGACCAAATGGGCGGAATCAGGCGACCCGATCCCGGTGATCTATTCGCACAACTGGGACAATATCGATGCCCACATCGGCGAGGTGCTCGAGGCCACGGAAACGGCTGAGGGCCTACTGGTGCGCGGCCAGGTCGACCTCGAAGAGGATCCAGCGCGGCGCGTGTTCAAGCGGATGCAGCGGCGGACGCTGAAGGAATTCTCCTTTGCCTATGACGAGGTCGTATCCGAGCTAACCGATCAGGGCGACAAGGCAGAATGGCGCTACATCAATGAGCTGCGGGAGCTGGAGCTGTACGAGGTGGGGCCGACGCTAGTCGGCATGAACCCCGACACGCAATTGATCGCGGCCAAGAACGCGCTCAAGGCGGGCGCGACGGGATACACAGAGATCCAGCAGATACACGATCTGGCGATTGCGCTGGGCGCCAAGGCCTCTCCTGGGGGCACTGGGCCTGACGGCGGCGAGAGCGCCCCCGACAAAGACGAGGCCGGCGACGGTAAGTCGAGTGGCGAGGCAGGCATTCTGGCCGTGCGGATAGCGGCGGAAATGATCGACGAAGGATTCGTTGAGAGGTAATAGAGATGAGACTCAAAGAGTTGAAGGAGAAGCTGCAGGCGGCCTTGCTTGCAGCGCGAGCGTTGTGCGACGCGGCTGAGGAGGCCAAGCGGGACTTTTCCGTCGAGGAGCGGGAAAAGGTGGCGGGCTATCTGGCCGAGGCCAAGGATCTGAAGGATCAGATCAAACAGATCGAGGACGATGAGGCGTTGCGTAAGAGCATCGCCAGCATGGGCGAGGGGCTCGACCTGAACGATGGCACGCAGCAGACCGGACCGGCCGCGCAACCCGGACGGGGCAAGAGCCTTGGCGAGCAGTTTGTAGAGTCGGAAGCGATCGAGGCCTGGCTAAAGGGCTTTCCTGGTGGGCGCATCCCCGACTCGTCCAAGGGGCTGATGTCGCCGCTTGTCGCGTACAAGAACTTTTGGCCACAGAGGAAAACGCTGATCACGGGTGTGGACGACACCCAGGCCGGGGCGTTCATCACGACGGACTATACGGGGATCTATGAACCGCTGGGCCGGATGCCTCTGGTGTTGCGGGAGCTGATCGCCATGCGCCAGACGCAGAGCGACCTGGTGGAGTTTGTGCGGCAGACGGTACAGGTACAGCAAGCGGCGCCGGTGGCGGAAGCAAACGTGACCGACTATGCCGGAGCGACGGCGGAGATCTCTGGCGAAAAGCCGGAGGCGGCTGTTGGCTTTGAGAAGGTCCAGGCGGCAGTCAAAACGATCGCCGTGTGGATCCCGGCCACCAAGCGGGCGTTGAGCGACGCGTCCCAGATCCGGGGCATCATCGACCAGGAACTGAACGACGATCTGAACGAAGAATTCGAGGATCAGCTCATCAACGGAACTGGCGTGGGCGAGAACTTTACCGGACTGCTGAACACCGCCGGTATTCTGGCCCAGCTGTGGAATACGGACGTGTTCACAACCACGCGACAGGCCATCACCACACTGCGGACGACTGGGCGCACGACGCCCACTGCCTGGGTGATGAACCCGAGCGACTGGGAGACCATCGATCTGCTCAGGGATGACAACGGGCAGTTCTATTGGGGTGGGCCGCTGCGGCAGGGGCCAGGTACGCTATGGGGTTATCCCATCGTGCAGTCAGAACTCCAGACCCAGGGGACCGCCATTCTTGGCAACTGGAAGAAGGCGGTTGTGTGGGACCGCGAACAGTCGAGCATCCAGGTCAGCGATAGCCACTCGGATTTCTTTATTCGGAACATGGTGGCGTTTCTGGCCGAGATGCGGGCGGCGTTCGGTGTCATTCGTCCATCGGCCTTTATCGAAGTGGAGATGACCAGCGGGTCGTAATCGCGCCTGATACAGGCATGGAGGTAGTGCATGGCGCCGCGAGTCAACATTGTCTGTCGCAACTATAAGAGCGACCGGATCATCCCCAGGATGGCCCGGGCATTGGCCCGACGGTCCGGGGGGGATGCGCTGGACTGGTCGTTGACCGCGGCGCCGTCGTCAGATTGTGACGCCTATTTTCTGAGCGCCTATTTCGAGGGGCAGAGGCTGAGCCCTTGGCCCGAGGTGCCAGTGGCGGCCTATTTCACGCACCGCGAGGAGGAGCCCAAGGGGAACGCCAAGGCCAAGCTGTACGATCGGATGGCCCGCCGAGTGGACATGCGGGTCGCGACGTGCCGGCTCTATGCGGAGCCACTGAGCGCCTATGGGCCCACGCTGCAAGTGGCGGCGCCGCTCGAGCGCGACCATTTTGTGATCGGCAAGGGGGCAAAGCACAAGCGGCCCGTCGTCGGGTTCAGCGGCTATACCTATGCCAACAAACGCAAAGGCGAGGACCTGGCCGCGCAACTGATGCAGACGGCGCTGGGGGCCAAGGTGGAATGGACGGCGAGCGGCCGCGGATGGCCGGCGCCAACGAAACGGTACAGCTGGGCGAACATGCCGGGATTCTATCAGAGCCTGGACGTGCTGGTGGTGGTGAGCCGGGTGGAGGGCATTCCGATGCCACCGCTGGAGGCGCTGGCCTGTGGCGTAAAGATCGTCATCCCCAGCGGCGTGGGGATCCACGACGAACTGCCAGAGATCGAGGGCATCTGGCGTTACCAGGCAGGAGATATGGGTTCTCTGCAGACGGCGCTCAAGCGGGCGCTAGCGTCGGGCGCGGATCCGGAAGCGCTGCGAGAGGCGACGTCACCCTACAGCGTGGAGGCCTGGATCGAGGATAACGAACGCGCCGTCGCCGCAATGATGGGTGAGGCGTTGGAGATCGATGCCGGGATAGCGCCCGAGGCTGATGAACCGAGCGAGATACCAGAGGTGCAGCCCATGGAATGGGTGCAGCCCGTCGAACGCGGGACGGCTGGCACGCGGGGCATCTATTGCGTCGCGTTCGGAGATCCAGCCCGCACAGTGGCACTGCGGATGATGACCAGCGCCAAGCAGCATATGCCGGATATCCCCATTGCGCTCTGCGCGGCCAAGGCGATCGGCCCGGAGGACGTGCTGATCATCCAACCCGACAGCGACATTGGTGGCCGGCGAGCCAAGCTCAAGGCATACGAACTGGCGCCGGCGGAGTGGAAGGCAGTGCTCTACCTCGACGCGGACACGGAGATGGTGGCGCCGATCTATCAGTATTTCGAGTGGATCGAGGACGGATGGGAATTCGTGATCTGCAAGGATCCGCACCTGATGGACACGATGCGAAGCTTTGCGCGGAGGAACAACAGCAAGGAGCTGGAAGATGTAAAGCGCAGCGTGCGGACACTGAATACGCTCCAATACAACGGCGGCGTGTGGGCATTCGCGCGGAACGCACGCGTGGCGGCCTTTTTCCGAAGGTGGCAGCAAGAGTGGGAGCGGCACGCGCAGCGCGATCAAGGGGCGCTGATTCGAGCCATGTATGCGGACCCACTCAAAGTGTATCTCCTGGGGAACGAATGGAACACCTTCCCCAAGTACACCAAGGGCATTACGACTGCAGGGCTGATGCACTATCCAGGCAAAGCGCGGCGCTGGAAAGGGATGATCCCCGGGAGGATCGATAGCAAGGAAGCGTGGGATGCGGTCAAGCGCTATGAGAGCCACGACCGGAGGCGGAGGGGCTGATGGACATCCTGAACATCGGCGCGGGGCGCAAACCTGTCGAGGGCGCCGTGAACCACGATCGGCGACTCGACCCAGCACGCCCCTGGGTGACGGTGGCCCACGACCTGAACGTGCTCCCCTGGCCGTGGGAAGATAACGCGTTCGACATGGTGGTCGCCAAGGCGGTGCTGGAGCACCTGGACATCGACCTGCTGGCCTCGGTGGGCGAATGCTGGAGAGTGCTACGGCCGGAAGGCATCCTGTACGTCAAGCTGCCGCACTGGAAAAGCGATAACAGCTATGTGGATGCAACGCACCGCTGGCACTATAGCCTGCGGAGCCTGGACGTATTCGATCCTGAGACGGCCTTTGGCGGCCAGTACACGTTCTACACCGATCGCAAGTGGGAGATTATCCAAGGCGCCAGGCTGAACGACGCTCAGACATCGTTTGCGGCCAAGATGCAGGTGAGGAAGCGATGACCGATGCCCTGATCGTGCGCCACGGCGATAAACAGATACATACGCAAGCGAAGCGGGCCGGGCTCGAGTACATCGTGGCTGACGGTCCACTCGCCGAAGAGCAGTTCGATCGGGCGCTCATCGCCGGGCCGGCCGTGACGATACCCTGGGACCTGGTGGACTATGGGCTGCACTTTTGCGAACGGTGGGACGCGGCTGCGCCGCTGTGGCGGTATGGCGTGCTGGCCAAGGACGTGGGCAGCGACGAGGACCGCAAACGAACCGAGGCCGTGGTGCGGGACCTGCGCGTGCCGCTCTATGCCTGCGAGCTGCTATTCGTGCAAAAGACCGCGGATGGGCTAGCGCTGCTGAACGCCTGGGAAGAGGCAGGCAAACAGGGCGGCGACCAACGGATGGCGTTCCTGCGCGCGCTCTACCAGGTGAAACCACGATTCTGCGCGTTGCCGCGTTCGTGGCTG